TATTCTAAATCAGAAATATTATCTCCCACAGAAGCCCAAGTGTACGTAGTACAAGCAAACACTGTAGTAGTGGTTGTGGTGGTTGGTGGTGCTGTTGTAGTAGTACTTGTAGTCTCACATCCCCAAACAGTTTCACATTCTACACTATTATTAACTATAGTGGTAAATTGTTGATACAAGTCAATATTATTTATAATATTATTTATAATAATAGTTACTAACTCTTCACTACATATATAAGAATTTAATTGTTGTAATACCTCAGTGATAGTATCACAATTATTTATACCAACACAAGATAGTGGTGGACCTTGGTATACTACTTCACTTGTAGATGTTTTGCATCCACAAGTGTTGTCAGTACAATTACAATTTGAATTATTTGTGCACATATTTTTTATTATTATTTTGTTAGTTTAAACTGTACCATTAAAAACAATTGATACATCTTCATTACCTGTTACTAATGGTATATTTAATGTTACAACAGGTGTTCCATAATAAGTGTAAGTTACAGGTGTTATTAAAACAGCATCTACGTATATTTCAAAATAATATGTAGCTCCTGGAATTAATGTTCCCCAACTTAAATTTAATGTTAATGTTGTAATAGGTGGTGTATAAATTAATGTAAATCCATCAGATGTTGGTGGAGTTGCTGCAAAGTTACCACTAGTTGCATTAATAGGAAAAGAACATAAAGCATTTACACAACTTACAGAAGATCCACTTAAATTATTTATAAAACTAATATTTACATTACCATTAACACTAGTTATTGTCCATTCACCATGTAAAGGAAATAAATCAGGATTAATAGTTGTAGTAGTAGTTGTTGTGCTTGAGCTAGTACTTGTTGTTGTAGAACTAGAACTAGTTGTTGTTGTACTAGTAGAACTAGAACTTGTAGTGGTTGTTGTAATAGGATCACAATAACTTCCTAACTCACATAAACTGTGGTTTATTTTAAAATAATCCTCAGTTACATTTACATATTTTACACAATATAATTTAGAATTAGCCCCAATATAAGGAGGTATAGTTGAAGGAGTTCCTTCAAATAACTCAGTGTGTTCTACATTATTACAATCTACATAATAAACATGATCTCCATCTTTAGCAAACACTTCAAAACAATTACATGGTAATGTAGTGGTTGTGGTGGTAGTGGAAGATGTAGAAGATGATGTTGATGTAGTTGTAGATGTTGAAGGACCACAAGCTTGAATAGTTTCACAATTAATAGCACCATTAACTAGTTCTATAAATTCAGGAAACACTTCTATATTATTTTCTATATAAGTTAAAACATATTCTGTGAATGCTCTACTACATAAATGATAATCTATCTCTTGTATAGCAGTAGTTAAATCATCTCCATGTTTCACTCCTATACAAGGTAAATCTTCTCCATCATAAACATAATCACTAGCCACCTGTAAATTTTCATTACAAGGTGTTGCTGGATTTGTTGGAGTTTCATCACAATCACATTTTTTTGGTAGAAATGGCCACATATTATTAAGGTATATACATTATATAATTTACTCCTATACTAGGCTGAATATTGGCATGATAATTTCCTCCACCTTCTGCAGCATTAGTTACAAATACATTTTGTCCAACTCCTGTCCCTTTTAACCCTGTTACACTACTACCTGTAGTTAAACTTGCTAAAGCAGAAGCATCTCCTTGATAACCAGCAGCTCCTCCACCTCCATTTTGACTTATAGCATATGTATGTGTATGTCCAGGATCTGTAATAGTAACTGTAGTAGTATGTGTATGATTAGGTATTTGTGATATTCCTAATGTAACTGTATTAGCACCTTCTGTAGTACCTAAACCATAGTTTGGATTTCCAGTAACTAATGGATTTGTAGCAGAACCAGTATATGGATTTGATCCCATAGAATTAGCTCCTACAAGTGTTCTTCCTCTTAAATCAGGTGTATTGTTTTGTCCATTACATAAATATATTTTTTGCCAATCTCCAATACCAGCTCCTGTAGAACTAAATTTACCAGCTAAAAATGCTGGAGTTGGATAAAATGGAACTATAGAATAAGGAACCATTTTACTATATACAAGATTTGCTCCTGGAATAGAACTTAAATAGTTTGCAATTTGTGCATTTAATTCAGCACCATTACTAGAATAATTATTTTCAATATTAGAAATTAATGATTCTAAATCTGAGCTAACTGAACATAGTTTAGTTATAACAGTTTGTAGCACTTCATGTGTATTAGAAGTGTTTGTAATACCTGTTAAACATTCTGTTGTATATGTGGAATTTAATGTTGTTAATGTTTGGTTTATTACAGTGATTTGAGACTGTAAACTACATGTTGATTTAATAATAGCAGTGATGATATCATTTAATGATATTCCATCACACTGTGTACATGTTGGTAAGTTAGAACTAACTAAACCACAAATAATACTTGGATCAATAGTAGGAGTAATACTTGTCCCTGCAAGTATTGTAGTTAAAAAAGATGTTATGGTATTTTCTACAGATAGTAATGTATCACCATGTAGAATACCTAAAGCAGGAATATCATTTCCTGTATATTTTATACACTGATCTGAAACAGTTTCAGTGCATCCATTAAAGCAATTAGTGCAACTCATTATTTAAATTTTAAAAGGTTGATTTGATTTGAAATCATATTTACAGAATAATGCCCAGCATAATTTGGATTACAAACTTTAAAAGTTAGTATTCTTCTATACTTTAAAAGATCTGATATAGTTTCAGAAGCAAATGATTTATTCAACATAAATACAATGTTGTTATATAAAGCATTACTCATGTCTGCTATCTTACAATCAATCTCTGCAATTAAAGTTGGTATATCAGCACATTCTGGACAATTTGTTAATCTAGGTGTAAGCATGACGTTATAAAGTTTTGAATAGTTTTTGATAGTGCATTACAAGAAGCACATAATCCATTTATTAAATTGCAGCCACAACCTACGTTGATACCACATTGTCTACAGTTTGCCATATCTAAGGAAAATTAATTATATAGTTGGTTCCAGAGCATCCACAATCATTTTTCATAAAATGATTTAACATTTTTTCTGCCTGGTTATATAGTTTTGTTGATTGTACTATTGCACAATTATTAGCTGCAGCAATAGCTCCTTGGATAAAATAATATATTGAATCCAGTTCAACTTTACTTTGAGTTTTAATAGCTCTGTCACATTCCATCATATCTAGCTTCATAAAAGCTTCATCAAATTTTTCTTGTAATCTATCTGTACGTATAATAGACTTTTCTACAAAATTAGTGTATGCAGGAGTAACAGAATATTTTATATGGTATATACCATCAGGTAAAGGTTGATTAACACCTACTGGTGATATTCCTAAATTTGCTGATGTAAAAATATTATATTCATCAACATTAAACACAATTCCTATTGTATCAAAACCAGGAGGTGTAATTTCTATAAAAGGAGATGTTACAGAAGGAGGATTTGTTGGATATATAGAAGCATCAATAACTCCAAGAGTTAATGTATTATATGTAGGAACTACTAAGAAATCTAATTTTAATGTTGGCATGTCATTTAGTTTTAATAAAAAAAGGGAAAGGAATTGATGTTCCTTCCCCTTGATTAAGTATTAAATTTTATTTAATTATGCTCCAGTTGTAGTACTAGTAGTAGTAGTAATACATACAGCACCATCACTTACAACAGCACCTAAAGCAGGAACTAATGTAGCTTCAAGATCAGCAGCAAAGTTAGTATTTGTTGTTGGAACAGCAATAATCACTGTAGAATCTAAAGTGATATAATCACCAAAGTTATACTGACCTCTACCATACTCATTAAATCTAATGTAGTAAGTTGTGTAAGTAGCTCCTGTAGCAACATATGATTCAAATGCTTGGTTGTAGCCAGCCATTCTGTACAAATGTTTCAAGAAACCTGTTTGGTAGCTATAGAAGTTTTTCTCCAATTGGATGATTTCTTCTGAAGTACCTCTAGCATAATTTGATGTTTGAGTTACATTTACATCAGCAACAACATTACAATTGTCAGCAACAATAAAGTCAGCTGTTGTAGCAGGTCCTGAATATACAAATGTATTAAACCACAATCTATCAAATTCAAATGGGAATGCAGCAACATCACATGGTTGACCATATTTAGTTAAAGCTTTTCCTTCAATTTGTAGAGCTGTACCAGCTCCTACATTAGTAAATGTAAAGAAGTTGTTAAGAGAAATGTTATCTGGATTAATTCCAGCAGGAGAAGCTACACCACCAATACTAGATGCAGTAGATGTTTGCTCTAATTTTTCAATCAATAAATTGATTAAAACGTTTGTGTCAATAGTATCACATGGATCAGCTCCACAATCACAACAAGGTGCTTGTACAGTTACTGAACGTGTTAAACCATTGAAGTACAAAGTGTCAATGTAAGAAGAGTGAGCACGTAAAGTTAACGTGATAGTATCTCCACAACGAGCTGTAAAATTATCTACAACTGTAATTTGGTTTACAGGAGTTGGACATCCAACTACTTTATACCATTCAAAAACATTTGGTTGACAAGATACTGCTTGGTTACAACCAGCAATTTTGTCTGAACGTTTTGAACCTTGTAGGTAGTTATTTAGTCTACCTTGTGCAATGTAGAAATAAGGTCCTACAGATGCATCAGAATCAAGAATACCACTTGCATGATTACTTACATTGTTATAATTGTTGTCATAAACTCCTATTTCTCCAGGAGCTAGGTCTTGCGTAGCACTACCAGATAGATACGAATTTGTTGTACCTGGCACTACGAAGAGCGTGGTTAAAGAAAAATCTGCCATTTTATTTAGATTTAATTATTAATTACTTATTCATTTGTTTGTATTCTATATGCTGCACTTTGTGAAGCACTTTGATTTTCTGTATACATAGCTAGGTTTTGTACTGTTAAGTCTAACAACTCATCTTCTAGGTATGTTTCAAGTTCACAATCTACATCTGTAGAAGGTGTTCCATCAAATTTTATATATCCTGTTTTATCTATATAAATAGGATATCTCATATATGATATATTTATAGTCTTTGGAGTGAACGTTCCATCAGTAAATATACTAATTTCATCTGATGCAAGAAAGCAAGGAGTTTCTTGATATTCAAAACTTGGTTTATAATGTACATTATTTAAAATAAATTGTAAATCACCATGTTTTGCAAGATCTCTATTAATCCAAATCTTTCTGTCTTTACATCTCCCTTTATCAGCTAATACATATGAATCTATATAGAACATATATGTAGGAACAAGTTGATGTATATTAGCTCTCCATTGATTTAAAACAGGATCTTCTAATGTTAATGTTAATGGTTGATTGTTATATGGCATTACAAGACTTTGTAAATCTTCATAACGCTTTTTAAAAGCATCCATACCCATACCATTTGCAACACTCATTCCATCAATCTTTTGCTTTATCAACTTAATTTGAGCCTCATTAAGAGCTAAAATTTTATCTTCAAGCTGAATCTGTTGATGCTCATTAGTTGATAGCTTATTTAATCTTTGGTCAATCTTATATAATAAACTATCTACTGGTATCATATTTTATATTTTTATAAACTAGCCACTTATAAAGCAGCTAGTTTTTTACCTTTTAATTTTTGTTCTAAAATAATTAAATCATCTTGATGGTCATCATCAATTAAAAATTTAATTAAGTCTTGTTCATCTTTAGCAATTTCAAATTCACCTTCATAAACTCTACCATCAGGTTTGATTCTATAAACAGAATGTGAAATAGCTTGTTTAACTAAATCTTGTATATGTAGCAAGTCTTCTTTCATGTTAGCAAATCTATTAAACACTTCAATAGGATTTAATCCTGAATGTTTACCACTTTTGAATTCTGTTTGTTTTAATAAGTTATCCACTTGGTTATATACAACTTCTTCTTTAGTGTCCTCTGTAACTGGCAATCCCAATAATCTTGCAATTTTCTTTTTCTTATCAGGAGTCATATCCTCAAATTTAACAATTGCTCTGTTGATTAATTGTTTTTTCTTGAATACAATTTCATTTTCAATATCATCATCTACAACATAAAATTGTGTATCTGCTGGATATTCACCTCTTTCCCAAGCTCCAAATGAACTTGCAATTGTTGGATGAACTCTTAACCAAGCAAATGATAATTCTTGAAAAGGAATTACTAAATCAAAAAAGTTATCACCATCAAGTAATTTGTAAGGTTGTACGTGAGTGACATCATCTGTTGATGTTGATAATCCATAATTCCAAAACTTAGAACGTGGTCCAAGATCAATATCTCCAAGAGCATTTTCTAATTTTGTACGTAATGCTGTAACTCTATCAATTTCTAACTGTCTTTCAGTTGGATCTTGAATTCTTCTGATGTATGCAGCATTTGCATCTAATCCTGTTCTATATTGACCATCTAACTCCTTGTAAGGATATTTGAAAACTCCTGTTCCAGGAATTCTGGTCATATTGTTTCTTGAAAGCTCACTTTGCATTGTTTGCAGTTGTGAACTATTAAACTCTCTTTTTATTGTAGAGATTTTGCCTAACTTGCCCATTATTTAGTTTATTTGCGAGAATTTCTTCTCATTGGTTTATATTAATTTACATTTATTACGTCTATCAATAGTAACTATTCTATGACAGTTACAACATCTAATTTCACATTTATCTATTTCTTTTTGTAATCTTTCAATACTCCAAGCATTTTTTACAGCATGTGAAATGTGTCCTTCTTTAATTCCTCTTACGTGATCAAATTCTAATACTCTAGTATCAGTATTACCACAATCAACACAAGATTTACCTTTTAAAAAATTATCTACATAATTTCTATTTCTAAAAACTCCTATTTTTCTGTTAATTTTTTTAACAGGAAGAGTCTTTTTTCTAGCTAGTCTTGCATTCTCCTGTTGTTTATTACTAGAATAATAGGATACTATTGACTTAGAACATTTTAGTATTTCTACTATTTGAAGATAATTTTTACCTTCACTTCTTAATCTTATAATATCTTCTTTATACTTAGAAGAATTGTTTGACATAATATATGTAGTTTAATTAAAAAAATTGGTTTATAATTTGTAGAGTGTGTCAATCAAATGACTAATGTTACACCAGGAGACACCCCAATATACATCACTCTGTTGAGTAGTTTCTTTCTAATGAAGGGAGAGAAATTAGAAAGAACTTTCTCTGAAGAAAAGACTTAGGAGCAGTTCTTATGGTATGCTTCCTAAGTTCTTTTGATCTTTTATAATTAGAATTGTGGGATTTCCTCAATCAACACAGTTCTTGATAAATCTTCAATGAATACATCACATCTGTCTTTCATCCAGATTTCGTATCCTGGGAATTTGTTAGCAGAAGACATTCCTTGAGATTTAGCAAAACCTAAGTGGTGTCTTGTACCATCAATATAACCCCAAGTCATAGAAGGAGCACCTTTCATTCTCACTTCTCTGATGTTATTTACCATAGATCCATCAGACATTGGAGAAACATCAAACACCATAAATACTGGAGTAGATTTTTTGTTTTGTCCAAACTCTAAATTAGTTTGTGGTAAATCTAATTCTTTTAAGTGAATTAATTCAATACGACCTGTCTCACGTGTAACCATTGCATCAAATGCAAAGTTATATGTAATGTGTTGTCCTTCACCTTGCATATATCTGTTTCCAGAATCTGCCATAAATGTAAGACCAGAGTTTAATGCATCATTTTTAAGAGCTTGTTGGAATACATCAAAACCAGCCTCATTTGTATACATTTTAACTGCTCTGTCTTTTACATCCACACGTCTGTAGAACAAGTCTCCAAATACTGAACGTAATAAGTTAGCAGAGAATTCTCCTCTGTTATATTGAACTAAGTTTCCATTGTTTCTCATTCTGTGGTATACACCTGCAGAAGT